CCATTGACGTCTTGCTCATGGCCTTCGATTGGGCAAGACCTTGGTTGTAACCGGCCAGTAGGGTGGGTGTGCGCAGCATCCAGCCCGAGTGTGCGGGTGTGTGGCGTGCTGGGGAGCTTATGCTTGTGGAGATTTGCGGTCATTTAGGGACGAGGACCTAGGTGCGAGCAATATCCTAGAGAGCCAACAGCGATGACCTAAGAGCCATACCTTGATCACTGACCAGCACAGGGGGATTCCACCGCGGTGTGGCGCTCATCCCGGGGACCGGCCCGTGTAGAGTGTATGAACCGGATAAAACCCCACGAACCAGCCACAACCTACGCAACACGATTTGCTACTTCAACATGCAATGGATCACAGCGAACGCTTTCCCTTGCCCCCCCCCCCCGGGGCTGATCAGCTCAATATTTGGAGAGGTGACTATCACCACTTACGGAGGGACGAAGAGGGTGTGGGACAGCCGGAAGATACGGAAGTGGGCATACGGGGCGGGTGCTGCGGCAAGCGCGGCTCTGTCCCTTGTTGCCCTTACTGCGGCAGGCTGTGGCACCTCGGCGCGGAGCCTTGCCCTCCGGACCGGAGCTGCTCTCTTGGGAGTGCAGGCCGGAGCGTGGCTAAGGCTGCACTACGACGCCGCTAGCACTGTGCCGGAGATTGATGAGCTCCTGGCCCATTGCGCGGACATTGAGGAGGTTACCGCAGTGGAGGGCAAGCCTGCCTCAGAAGCCGCTGAGGCTACGAAGACTGCGGCCAACATCGTGCGCAATTGGGCCGACAAGGCCTATGCGCACTTTGGGCGCCGCCTGGAGGACACAAAGGCAGACAGGGACGCTCTGGGGTTTTGGCTTGCACGCCAGATGAAGGAGGGTAGTGTGCGCGATCGCGACATTGCTCAGTACCTGCCCCTAATTGTCGAGGTCTGCCTTCTTCCCAGCTTCGCCGAGCTGACGGCTCAGGAGATGCGCAGATCAAGAGTGGCAAACATCCTGCGTAGGGAATGCCACCCCCCCAAGGTATAGGGGGGCCCAGTTCTGCTCAGGGGCATTGACACTGCTGTCTGGCGTGAAGCCGAGCTTGTGGCGCAGGGAGCCTCTGTGAAGTGGACTGGGTCGAAAAAGGTGCGCATGCACCCCAGCTTTCCCGGATTGGCTGGCCGATGCACCTTTGGGGTGCACAACAACTCCGGAATTAACGGGATTCGTGCCCTGGCGGAACGGGTGTTTTTCAGCCCCGACGAGAGTGGACAATTGGTCCCACCGCCCAGGTGCACCGCCGATGTGAACACCACCCTGAGCGGGTTCAAAGCTCAACTCCTCAAAGCCGTCGGAGGAGCCCGCCCGTTGTCAAGGGAACAATTTGTTTCCTTCTACACGGGCCGGCGCCGGCTTGTCTACGAGAGAGCAGCAGAGAGCCTGGCCGCCCGCCCTTTAACCAAGGGCGAGTTCGGGGTGAGGAACGCATTCGTGAAGGCAGAGAAAATAAATTTCACCGCAAAGCCTGATCCCGCGCCTAGGGTCATCCAGCCCCGAGACCCTAGGTACAACGTGGAAGTCGGTGTATATCTCAAACACATAGAGCACAAAATTTACCACGGAATTGCTGAGATGTTTGGGGGACCCACAGTCATGAAGGGCTACAACGCCCAGGAGGTCGCGGCGCACATGCACGACATGTGGAATGAGTTCAACGATCCTGTAGCTGTCGGGCTCGATGCGTCCCGGTTTGACCAACACGTCAGACCTGAGATGCTCGCCTGGGAACACTCAGTATACGCTGGGCTCTACCACGGTGCAGACAGGGAGAGATTGCAATGGCTCCTCTCTGGTCAGATTAAGAATAAATGCACCATGCGGACCCCCGACTGCCAGATTAAATACCTGGTGGACGGGTCCCGCATGTCTGGCGATATGAACACCGCACTCGGCAACTGCCTGATTATGTGCGCGTTGATCCACCGCCTGGCCCAGGAGCGTAAGGTTAGGGTGCGGCTTGCAAACAATGGGGACGATTGTGTCGTCTTCTGTGAGCGCCGCAGCTTGACCCGCCTGATTGAGGGTCTAGGAGAATGGTTCCGCACATATGGCTTCAACATGAAACAGGAGAGTCCTGTGAGTTGCTTTGAGGAGGTTGAGTTTTGCCAGGCCCACCCCGTGTGCTCAAGCACCGGGTGGATTATGGTGCGTGACCCGAGGGTCAGCATCTCGAAGGATGCAATCTGCACAGTGCGCGATTACGGCCACGGCGCGGCGGCGCGCAAGTGGTTACAGGCTGTGGGTGAGTGTGGAACCAACATGGCTGGCGGCCTGCCAATGTTGGATGCTTACTATTCTGCATATCTGCGACACGGTACAGGGAAGCACTTACCCACCGTGGTCGCGGAGAGCGGAATGTACATGCTCTCGAAAGGGCTCCACCGGGCCGGTGTTGAGATTAGCGATGGGTGCCGGGTGTCATTCTTCAAGGCCTTCGATGTCAGCCCCAGCTGGCAGCGAGATTTTGAGGAGCACATGGCGGGCGTCACGTTTTCCATCCCGGCCTCCCCGTGCATTCGCCCCACGAATGCACCAGGCTTTTTACCTTTTTAACTTTTTACTTACTTTAATTTTATGGCTCGCAATAAGATTACTAATAAATCGCCAATGACGGCCCGCAACCCTGGAGGTAACAACCGCGGCCCGCGAAAGCGGGCTGGCCCCAAGCCCAAGCGCGCTAATGCGCGAATTGGCGCACGTGCACTTGACGCTAGCGCAGCGGCTTACGCTCGTCTGCTCGCTGATCCTTGTGGTGCTCCTCTCGTCCATCCCACTTATTCGGGATCTGAGGGGGGCTACTTGATCCGAGCGGAAAGCTTCGTCACTCCTGGTGTCGGTGCCACTGAGAACGCCGGCTATTTTTCGTGGGTTCCAGGCCTTATCGGCAACGCAGCCGGCATCCAAGTCGGTGCTGCTGCCGGTGCGGGCACGTCTGTGGCTGCCAACAATTTCGGCCAAAATGCTCCTGGATTTAATTTCCTGCGGGACACGGCCTCGGGGGCACGGTGTGTCGCAGCGTGCCTGAAGGTGTCATACCCTGGCACTGAAGCCGGGCGTGCCGGGCGCGTGCACTTTGGGCAAACGTCAGGAGGTTCTATTATTCAGGGTGTTGGGTACACAGCGGACAACGTAGCTGTTCTGCTTCCTCATTACACTCGTACACCTGCACAGGAGTTCGAGTTGGTGTGGAAGCCCAACGATGCTGACCAGCTGTTCAGAGACCCTTCGGCCCTGACGTCAGAGGAGTCGAAGTCAGCTCGCGCCGCTCTAACGGTGGCGTGGGCTGGGCTCCCCGTGGCGACTGGGCTGACCTTCCGTCTTACAGCTGTTTATGAATGGCAACCGGCCTCAGCCGACGGCTTGTCTGTGCCTAACATGTCACGTTCTCCCTCTGAGAACACTCTTGACAACGTTATTAACTTCCTTACCCGCCAGGGCTTCACATTTGTTCGTGGGATGGCCATGGCGGGAACCAGTGGGCTGATATCTGGCATTTCAAACCACTTCGGCATAATGTCAGCAGGAGTGAATACTAGGCGTCTCGCCATGTAATATGTAGTGAACTTTAGCGGGGCCAGTGGCCTCCGAAAGCCAAAAATTAATTTAAACACGTGCGTGGGAGCGTTTAATGTGTGGCTCTGCCTTGTGCCGGCAAGAACCGAGGCACAGCTGCATGGGGGTGCAGCGATTCCCACACAGCGCGGAACACAGCGTGAGCCGGGGCACGGCCAAACCACAGCATGATCCCAGAAATGGGGGGCCTAGTCATGCTGTTGGAGTGGGGGGAAACCCCCCTCCCTACCAACCCTGCGGGTGACCGCACACAAGTTTTACCAGGAT